TATTGGCACGAACTAGCTTGGAAGAAATTTGGAAAGGAAAATTGCGAAAGATGTGGAATAAGTTTAGAGAAATGTTTTAAGAAATATGGAGACCGACTAACTATGCATTGCACAAGTGTTCCCAAGGATTACACTTTAATGATAGAAACAAACTGGATGACTCTTTGTAACTCTTGTCATCCAATTATTGAGAGACAAACACAAACTAAATGAGGTAAACTAAAATGTCTGATAAACTAGTTTTTAAGGAATTTGAGACAGAGGTAAAAACTACAGAAGAAGATCGGGTCCTAGAATTTGTGGCTTCATCGCCGAAAGTCGACAGGGATAACGAAGTAATAGAAAGTGGTGCGTTTGATCTTAAGAATTTCCGAAAAAACCCTTGTGTTTTATGGAGTCATATCTACAGTCAACCTCCCATTGCGAGAAGTAAAAAGACATGGACAGATGAAGATGGAAAGTTGAGATTCAAACCAGAGTTTCCAGAAGAAGGAGACTATCCATTCGCAGATACTATTTATAAACTTGCGAAGGCAGGGTTTATAAAGATGTGCTCAGTCGGGTTTATCCCTATATCTTTTAGATATGGAGAGGGAACGAATGAGCCATATAGGACCTATGAGAAAGTAGAACTCTTAGAAATCAGTCTAGCTAGCGTAGGAACAAATCCCGAAGCTCTCCAGGCAAATTGTGTTAAAGCCATAGACCAGAAATTAATTACGAAGTCCGAATACGATGAACTACTTGATATGCTCAAGGAAGAATATGGCGAGTTAATTGAGAAAGAGTTAGTAGAGAAACCATACGAAGGAGAACATAGTTGTAGACTTAAGACTCCAAACCACGATAGATACAGACGACAGAATTGCAAAATTAAGAAAGATGGGAAATGTATAGACGTCATCTGGGGGATTAAGGGTGATAAAGTAGAGATGCAATCACTGCGGTTTAAGAAAGATACTTGGACCACAGCTGCTGCTAAGTCGGTATGTAAGGAGTACGAAGGAACTTTCGAGGCTGCTAAAGCTATGTATGACGATGAGAGACTAGAAAAGATATTACAAGCAATCCAGTCCCTTGAAAAGAGAATTTCAGATAAGGTTGAGCATAAAGTAGTTGAGTCCACCAAATATGTTTGTGAGATATGTGGCGCAGAAACAGATGTCGTTTGTCTATTCTGCAAAGGCCCTTCAGAAGAAAACTATTTGTCTAAACTTCTAAAGGAGTACAAAGATGGCGAAGAAGAAAAAGAAAAACAAGAAAAAGAAGAAGACGCAGCAATCCAAGTCCTCATCGACAAAATCAAGAAAGCAAAAAAGAAAGAATCAGAAACATAAACTTTTAGTTGCTATAACGAAATAGTTCGATATTGGTTTGAATCCAGAACAAATATACGGGTTGCATTCTTTATGGAGCGACTGTTATAGATTCTAACTCTTGATGAGTTAGCCAAAAATCTAGATATTTTTTCCTACGTTGTTAACCATTAACCCTTAACATTTCTTCTATGAGGACAAATACAATGGATCCTAAAGACAAAGAAGCTCTAAACAACGCAGTTCTTGAGGTTTTCACGGACAACGTTGAGCAATTTAAGAAAGAACTCAAAGAAGAAGTAACTGAGCAGAACAAGAAGTTCTTAGAAACACTAACATCTGAGCAGAAAGCGTGGATCGAAAAGGTTAAAGCTCTTCCAGCAGAGATGTTCCAGCTGCAAGTTCCTGGTGGACGACAGATTAAGATGTGGAGAAAGTGGAACATCACAAAACAAGGACGAGATCTTCTACGAACAGTTCCTGAGTATGCTTTCGTTAAAGACCAGCCAGATTGGGAAGACTATAAGGAATGGTTGGTTAAGGTTGTTTCAGCTCTTAGGAATACTGGACGAGATCTCCATGACGACCAGATTGAAGCTCGTCAGTGGCTGAAAGAGCAGAAGAAGGACCTTTCAGAAGGCGTGGCTACTGCTGGTGGATATCTTGTTCCTCCAGAATACGAAGACTATCTACTCGCATACGCTTACTTGGACTCAGTTGCTCTTCAAGAGATGACAATTGTCGACGTTGCTGGTATTAAGGTTTACATCCCAACGGAAGCGACACGACCAAATGTTTACTGGATTGATGAAGGTGCGGAGAAAACAGAAGACGAGCCAACTTTTGGTCAGGTGGAAATTGACATTAAGAAACTCTGCGGTTATACTGAAGTTACGAATGAGTTGCTTCAAGACTCTATCATCGATATCGTTTCTCTGTTGACGAAGCAATTTGGTCATGCCATTGGACAGGGACTGGATAAAGCTTTCTTCACAGGCACGGGAACTGGTGGGCAAGATCCATTTACTGGTGCCCTTCAGTGTGCTGAGTGGAGTGAGCCAATGGACGTGTCTGATGTTTGCTCGAAATCTTGTGACACAACTGGTATTACCTATGTGTTGATTGACGCTGTCCACAAAATTCCAGATGAAGCTATGTCTGGTAATATGAAGTTTTATTTCAACCGAGAAATGCTTGGGAAAATTAGGCAAGCGCGATCAACCACAGGGAATCTTCAGCTTGTGACTATGCTTGAATCAATGAAGGATACACTACTTGGATATCCGGTTCGTACTGTTCCTGCTCTTCCAAGAAGCGCAACTCCTCATCAGCGGTTTGGATTGTTTGGTGACTTGAAGGCGTATATTATCGCTCGAAGGGCTGGTACTATTGCGATTGAGTCTAACCCTTGGCTTAGGTTCAAGCATGATATCACGGCTTTCAGAACTGTGACAAGGTGGGGCGGAGCGTGTTCTACACTTACTAAGCGCCTCTACGCTATCCAATTAATTGGTCCCTATTAAGGGTTTGCGGGGCTCTCGATTTTGAGGGCCCCCTTTTTTTGTAAACTTTGACTTAGTCCTTTTCCGAGAATTATAGAACAAATATATAAAATAGAAAGGAGAAAGATATGCCAGTGCCAAAAGACCCGATCAAATATGAAGAGTTTTGTAGGAAAGCATCTGAAAGAATGAAAGGTAAGAGAAACCCAATGTATGGAAAAACTCACTCTGAAGAAGTTAAACAGGGATTAAGAGAACTTCATCTAGGTAAACCACTTTCTGAAGAACACAAGAAGAAGATAAGCGAGAAAGTTAAAGGAAAGAATAATCCAATGTATGGAAAGCAATTTTCTGAAGAAATCCGTCAAAAGATGAGGGAAGCGAAACTAAGAATAAGAGATCAATTGAGCAAACGAATGAGTGGTAAAGGTAATCCAATGTATGGGAAGAAATTCTCAGAAGAACATCGAAGAAAGATAGGCGAAAAAAGTAAGGGTAATAAACATAACTTAGGAAGAAAACATAGTGAAGAATGGAAAGAAGAAAATTCAAGAAGAATGAAAGGTAAAACACCGTGGAACAAAGATAAAGGAAGTTCTTTTTATTGGTGTCACGAGAAAGCTTGGAAACTTTTTGGAAAAGAAAACTGTGAAAAATGTGGAATGTCACTTTTTGAGCATGAAAAGAAATACGATTGTAGATTTCCTATGCACTGTACTGGTAGTCCTAAAGACTACACTTTGATGGAAGAAAGCAACTGGATGACGCTTTGTCATTCGTGTCACTCTATTTTAGAAGAACAACTTAAAAAGGAGTCATCCCATAATAACCACATGACTACAGAAAACTCAAAATGAAGATTACTTTTAATTTACTACAAACTGGTTTGGGAAATAACGGGGGGTCTCATACTATTGTTAGATCTGCTAATACTTTAGTTAGTCTTGGTCATGATGTTAAGATTATAGATTCTAGTCGGAACCAGTATACTTGGAATAAGCTAGAGGTTCCACATATAATTACTAATGACGTGAAGCAAATTCCATCTGCTGATATTGTAGTAGCTACTGGATTCAAAAGTGTAGCTAGAACTTTAGCTCTACCAGAAAGATGTGGTATAAAGTGTCACTGGATTCGAGCTATTGAAACTTGGCAGATGTCAGAATCTAAGATTATAAAGAAGATAGTTAGAGTTCCAACATTTAAGATAGTCAATAGTATTTGTCTTAAGAATTATCTTTCGAAATATAACTGTTCGTCTGAGATCATTCGTCCAGGTTACGATTTTGATGAGATTTATCCGTTAAATATGAGGGATCGGAAAGTACCAGTGCTTGGTGCTCTTTATAGAGAAGGAGTACACGGAAGAAGAAAGAGAACTGAATGGATCTTTGAAGTAACTAAGAGAATAAAGAAAATTGATTCAAAAGCGAAACTTCTACTTTTTGGCTCTGAACGTAAGCCAAATAATTCGTTAATAGACGAATATTTTAGGTTACCTTCTATAAAGGAGAAGAATAGAATTTATAATATGGTAAACATTTGGCTTGCGCCAACTAAATCCGAAGGTCTCCACCTCCCACCAGCTGAGGCGATGATGACTGGTTGTCCAGTAGTAGCCACAGACGCGGAATTATCTGGAACCCAAGACTACGTTGAGCATGAAGTAACTGGGTTGGTTTCTGAAAACAATTTGGAGTCCTTTATTAAGTGTGTTGAGCGACTAGTAGTAGACAAGAATCTACGAGTAACTTTAGGTGAGAACACTAGAAAGAAGATTGAAAGTCTCGGTGATAGAGAAACTAATATGAGAAAGATGGTTGATTTATTCAAACATATAAAGGAGACATCGTCATGATGGATAATACCAAAATAAAAAACCGCATGATGACAACAGAAAACAGCGCGGTTATTACTAAGCCTTCCAAACCTAAGAAGAAAAAACTACCAACTCCTCCTATAAAAGGGTGGAAATTGAAGAAACCCTGCTGCGGTGGCGAGAAAGGGAAGAAGTAAGAACAAAACTATATAACTAACTTCTTAGGAGACACTAACATGGCAGTCGATAGTGATGCACTTTGCACTCTTCAAAACGTTAAAGATTATTTGAAGATTGAGAGTACAAATCACGAAAATGATCAGCATCTCTCAGATTTGATAAATCGAGTTACAGACCTTTTTGAGTCATACTGCCATAGAAAGTTCAAAGCTGCGGAATACACAGAATACCACTGCGGGGATGGCGGAGATAAAGTATTTCCTAGAAACAAACCCATTAACTCAGTATCTGCTCTTTATGACGATCTTGACCGAGCATATACTTCTGCTGAGTTATTTAGTCCAGATGACTACGCTATAGTTGACTCTAGATATGTGCAGCTAGATGGACTTACTTTCTATAAAGCACTTAATAACATAAAAATAGTGTATAATGGTGGGTACGCTACTATTCCTGGTGATCTTGCGCAGGCGTGTATTGAGCAAGTATCAATCAAATACAACGAAGGTAGACTACACCACACACTCGGCGTAACCAGCAAATCACTGGGAGTAGAAGGCGCTAGCATGTCATTTTCTGAAGCGGATATTCTACCTCAAATAAAGGTGGTTTTACGAAGATATATGAGAATCTTCTAACTAAAAAAGGGAGGACAATAAAATGAAACCATCAATGGGCGCAGTCTGTGACTTCATGGAGAAGGAATGTAGATTACGCCTCCCACAAGGTTGGCGAAAGACGTTTACTGAGTGGCCGCAGTCTGTTGACTGTAAGATCTTCAATAAAAAAGGAAAAGTAGTATTCGAGGCGAACATTGATAACTTAGACCCTAGATATTGGATGGTTTCTGAAGATAAACACCAAATTATGAGAACTCATTTTATGCCTCATGCGCCAGGAATGACACAATCACAAGTAAAGCTCATGTATGAAGATGAGGGAGAAACAATCTATCTTAATATAAATGAGATTCGCGAAAGACAGCTTAATCCAATTGAAGATGAGTATATAAGAGAATCGAAGATTCAGGTAAGTCAAGAACTAGAAGATTTTATTGAAAACGATAACAACGGACTTGAGGAACCAGTGGTTGAGGATTTAGAGGAGATTACAAAAGATGCTGAGTAAAGAACAACAAAGAAGAGAAAAAAATGCTTAAAATAAAAATGACGTGGTCGAGGACTGAGTTAGAAAAAATTAAACGTCATCCAAAACAGGCAATAAAGAACTCACTATATAACGCAGAAAGGTATGCGAAAGAAAGCTTTGGTAAACCAGGTCATCTCAAAGTGAAAACTGGCGCATTAAGAAGGTCGATAAATACTACTATCTTAGAGAGGGGTGCCCGGTTTATTGGTACGATGGGTACGAACCTCCTATATGGACGAGCGCATGAACTCGGTGCTGTGATCCGACCAAAGTCAGGTAAGTATCTGAAATTCCAAATCGATGGGAAATGGGTGAGTGTTCCCAAAGTAGTTATTCCTAAAAGGCCTTATCTGAAGCCAGCGTTGGAGAAGATGGACTTAAATGAAGAGCTAAGGCGTCAAGTTCGTAAGAGGATAGGTCTAGAGTAAGGAGCAAACTATGGGTAGTCGTAATACTATTTTAGAAACCCTAAAAACAGACTTAGATAAAATTAATCCACAAAATGACTACGCAACGTCAATCGCAAGAATTGAACGTGGAGCTGCCTATGGTGACCCCAGTAGCTTCCCAGAAAGACCCATGTTAGCTTTTGACTGCATTCATGTGTCAATTGAAAATAGAGTCTTCGGGGGCGGAGGCTCAGCTGACTACACAGTTATTTTGTGGGGGATTATCGACCAAAACCCACCCGATTTTTCCCCTTTAGATAACTTCTTAACTGACGTATTGGTATTTCTTGAAAGTGAGCACTTTACATATCAAGGTAACTCGATTACAAATGGTATTGATATCTGGTCAGGAAACCCTCAAAGTCCTGTGGGCTACTTTGTGATA